TCAAGCCAAGCGCAAAAATATCCGCTTGTTCAAACGTCATTTCGTTGCGGTTCAATTTTTCCATGCCGTGCTCGTACGTTCGCTGTTTCATGCTGCGCCTCCCGTGATCACGATTACGTTTTCCGCGTACGTCGCCGTTACTTTCGCGTGGCCAGCAAATGCGCCCGCGATCACTTCGCCGCTCATGTCAATAATGGGCCGGTGATCGTAACCGCTCACGGCGAGCGTGCCGTCATTGTCGGCGGTCAATACGATTGTGCCGCTTGTTATCGTGCGCTTGTAACGTCTGCCAGCCGTGAAGCCGTGCTTGGCCAAGCGTTTGCCTTCCAGCCATACGCGGCTGCGGGGAATGCGGCGATGGTCGCCGAGTTTGTAAGTGAATGATTTTTTCATGGTTTTGTTTGTTTAGTTGCGGTTTAAAATGGCTGCGCGGACTGTTCCGCAGCCGGTGCGGTCGTCGGGATAAATGTCGCGGAAACGCTGTTCCGTGATGGCAAGCAGCGCGTCAACGTCGTTTAACGCGTCAACGGGATCGCGGCTGCCGAGCGCACGCAGCGCCGATTTGAGCCACGCGCTGGCCGTTGGATCGGCCAAGACTTGGTTTCGTTTGTCAATGTATGTCATGGTTTTTTTGGTTTGTGCCGATGGTCGGCGTCTCCATCTATTACGCATGAGCCGCCAGAATCTTACCGCCTAGTTTGACCGGGCAGAGTTTTTCGGCATAAAGTAGCCAGCATGGCTCGACCAACAAAGAAAACGCCGGACATCGAAGCAAAATTATTCAAGGCGCTTGGAAACGGCATGAGCCGCGAAAGCGCTTGCCAATTCGCTGGTATTCAACGCGATACGCTTTTGAATTGGACGAAGGCGAGTGATCGTTTTTCGGCGAAAGTAGATGAAATCGAAAGCGGCTGGGAATTGAAAATGATCGAAGCGGCGACCAACGGAATCACGAAACAGCCTAAGCTCGCCGTCGATTTGCTCGAGCGTCGCCGTGCGTCATGGAGTCGAGACAATCAAAGCCAATTGGCAAGCGGTAGAAACACGATCGCGCCCGCTTTAGTCATCGCATTGATGCAAGCGCCGGAGAAACTAGCAAGCGCCAAACAAGCTCAAGTCGTTGAGATACAGTAGCTTGCGCGTCATGTGCATTCTTCGCACAATAAGCATTATATTTAGTTGGCCGTCAAACATCGACCGCGCGTGCCTGGGTGTGCCTGGGCGTAAACGGGCGCGAAATGCGTGCGCGAACGGCCACGACACCGCCCCCCTACCCACCCCACGACGGGGCTACGTATATAATATATACCCCCCGTACAACACGCCCTATTTTTTTTCGTGAAATCGTTTTCCATAATGGAATTGCTGGTAGTTATGGCGATTATTACGATATTGGTGGCGCTTTTGGCCCCCGGCATGGCAAAGTCGAAAGCGTCTGGGCGTCGCGGGGCATGTTTGGCCAATGCCAGAACGATCGAGTCGCTGTTAATGGTGGGGGTTCCGGTGATTTACGCCCAAGACTATGAGTACCCGTACTGGTCGCCGTTTGAGGGGAAGCGTGGGTATGCTGAAATATTCTATCCGCATGGGCGAAAAGACACTGTTTTGTTCGTAAACTGCTTTGATTGCCATGATCGACTTGACCCGTATGAACCGCTGCATGAGTTTATCACCGTCTATTAATTTCCCATTGTCGGAAAATCAGACATCCCAGTGTCGGAATTTCTTACATCCCAGTGTCGGAAAATCAGACACTAGTATATATACTAATCTTTAACCCCCAGTATAACCCTATATAAGTATGCAAAGTACAGAATCTGACACACCCAAGCCGGGTATCCGGATGAGCAACCGGACGGCTGACGAGATCGAAGCGTCTGGCAGCGAGGTGCAGGAGACAGCGGTTGGTTTACGGAAGAAGCGCGTATTGGCCCGTGACGGGGCCACCACGACGTTTTCGAGCGGGAAACGCGTCGGTAGACCGCGCAAGTCGAAAACAACGGGAGACGACAAATTTAACACACTAGGTGCTGGTTCCAGCAAACCGTCGCCCGAACTGATCGAAAAAGCCGCGCAGCTACAAAACTTTCCGGAAATGTTCCTGGGTATTAAGCCGTACGACTGGCAGTATAACGTACTCAAAGCAATCAACTACAAGGAGAGTAAAGTTGCGCTGAAAGCGGCGAATGGTTCCGGCAAGACGAGTTTGGTGGCTGCGTGTGCGGTTTTGTGGCATTGCATGCGTTTCCCCGAATCGACGTGTGTGACGACGGCTGGGGTATTTCGTCAAGTGAAGGATCAGTTGTTCCCGTACATCCGCAAGTACGTGGGTGGGTTAAACGGTGGCGAGGGGTGGATCGTCAACGCGACGGACGTGCGCTTTCAGAACGGCAGCAAGGCGATTGGGTTTAGTACGAGTGAGGGGGGCCGGTTTGAGGGGTGGCACAGAACCGGCCCCACGTCGAATCTGCTGATGATCGTGGACGAGGCAAAGACGGTTCCCGATGCCATATCGGAAGCGATAAGCCGTTGCCAGCCCAGTCGCTTGATAATCATGTCGAGTCCCGGTGGCACGAACGGGTTCTTTTATCGGGCGTTCACGAAAGAAGCGAGTTTATGGGACAGCTACTCGGTGTCGGCGTACGATTGTCCGCACATACCGGAAAGCTGGATCAACGAGCAGTTCGTGAAGTACGGGAAAGACCACCCGCTCGTCCGGTCGATGGTATTTGGAGAATTTATGGACGTGGGGGAGGACACGATGGTGATCCCGTACAATTCGTTGCAGCATTGTTTCCAGAACCCGCCGAGCCATATTGGGAAAGACAAGACGGCGTTTTGTGATTTTGCGGCTGGTGGCGACGAGAACGTGCTGGCGATCCGTGTGGGCAACAAGATTGACAAGATGATTAGCTGGAAGGAGCGCAACACGATGTCGGCGGTGGGGCGGTTCATCATGGAGTTCCAGCGTAACGGGCTGAAAGAAGACGATATATTTGCGGATGCCGGGGGTTTGGGCATCCCGATGTGCGACGCGCTGGCTGAAGCCGGGTGGACGGTGCATCGTGTGAACAACGGGGAACGCGCTTATGACGAGCGGCACTACTTGAATAGGGGCGCGGAGATATGGTTTACGGCTGGGCGCTCGATAGAGTTGAACGAAGTTATTTTGCCGGACGACGACTTGTTGTTCTCGCAGATCACGACCAGGAAATGCAAGACGAACAGCAAGGGGAAGTTGCAACTGGAATCGAAAGACGATATGCGGAGTCGCGGGTTGCCGTCGCCTGACCGGGCTGATGCGGTGCTGGGCGCGATAGCGTGTGGGGGGCATGGAAGTTCTTTGAATCTGGAGCCGCGTCCGAGCTTCATGGCTGAACTGGCGAACGTCCGGGTTGGTGGCGAGTTGGACATGGGGTTCAATGCGGGTTATTGAGTGTGGCGGCGGCGCGGTGTTGTGTTGGCGGTGGAGATCGCCGCAACGGTTTTTTAGCGTTTGGCGTCTCTGTGCGCTTGAGTGGCCGCATGAATCAGTAGCCGCGTCCGTCATTTGTTTGATATGGGCTGGATACTTGCTTTAATCGAGAAGTTTATGGAGTTGTCCACGGCATGGCTGGGGGACAGAAAACAGAGGAGAGATGACAGGAAACTTGATCGAACGGCTGAAATCCACGCGGATAATTCTGATGCCATTGATGCTGCTTTGCGCGGCGGGGTGTCGGACGGTGGATCATCCGGTGACAAGACTGACTGACGGAAATGTCAGCCGGTTGATGCAGTTGCCGGAGTTTGGTGATGTGCAGCAGTCTACCCAGACGGTAAAACGCTGGGCGTGGGAGGCTATGCATACGGTCAACGACTTGGAATACCAACTACGAAATGCTAGAGAGCAGAAATGAGATATATGAGGCGGTTTTGGAGAGCATCCATGACCGATCGAAATGGGAACGCAGACAGGCGCTGTATTACGAGATGCGCCATGACGGGCTTCGCCGGAAAAACAAGCCGTGGGCCGGGGCCAGTGATCTTCACTTTCCGCTGATAGACACGGCGATCAGCAAGCTCAAGCCGTTTTATTACCAGCAGATCACGGGGCGCGACACGATATGTTCGTTCGTCCCGATGCGCCAGCAGTTGGCCCCGTTGACGACGGCGATCGAGCGCTGGTTCGATTACCACATAAAAGAGAAGACGAATTTCCAGAAAGAGTCGCTGACGTGGATTGATCACATGCTGATGACGGGCCATTCCGTGATGAAGGCGTTTTGGGATTCGGACAACAAGACGTGCAAGTTTGAAGCGGTAGACCCGCTGTACTGGATTGTGCCGGAACACACGACCGATCTCCAGGAAGCTGACTGGATGGTTCAGATCATGCCGATGAGCGTGAGCGCGTTCTTGCGGGATGATCGCTACGACCATTCGTTGCTGGACAAGATACGCGGTGACGGGCGTGACGAGAACACGAACACGACGCAGCGCGACAACGAGAAGTTCCGGCGCGAGGGGCTGACGTACAGCGGTGACGAGAACATGGTCATCATCTGGGAACACTACAAACGCGACGAGAACGGTGACTGGCTGG